AAGCCAAGTGGATGCAAACACAAATCATGCCTGGTTCACCAACTATGGTTCCTTTTGAAGAGCAGATCGGTGCTGAAAAGGCTGCCGTTATTGCACAAACTTTGGAAGTTGCAATGTGGCAAGGTGACACCACAAGTGGTAACCCTAACTTGAGTCGTTTTGACGGATTCAATAAAATCATTGCTGCTGCTTCTCCAGTATTGGCGAACGCTGCACCAACTACCTTTACTTCAATCACCGCTGCAAACATCGATGACATCTTGGATCAGGTATACGCTAACATCCCTGCTGCCGTTGCTGAAAAAACTGACTTGGTTTGTTTCTTGGGAATTGATGCCTACAAGTTGATGTTGGTTAACTTGAAGAACGCTAACTTGTTTCACTATGTTGCCGATGCTGCCACTTCAATGGAAATGGTTTACCCCGGTACTAATATGAAGTTGATTGCTGTTGGTGGTTTGAACGGAACTAACAAGATTGTTGCTGGTTCTTTGTCAAACTTCTTTATGGGAACTGACTTGATTGATGAGCAAGAAGAAGTGAAAATGTGGTACAGCATCGACAACGATGAGGTTCGTGTTCGTTTCACTTTCAAGGCTGGTGTTCAGGTTGCTTTCCCCGGAGAAATCGTTTACTTCACCCTTTAATCTTTATAACTGATGGCTTGTTTACTCACACAAGGATTCACTCTTGATTGCAAAGATGCAGTCGGAGGTATCAAATCAATCCACTTAATCACTTGGGTTGATTCAAAGTTCACCGTTGCAAGTGGTGAAGTAACTGCCACAACCGTTGCAAGTGGAGATGTTTATGATTACGAGTTGCCGAAAGGTACTGGATCATTGACAACCACAACCAATGTATCTGTTGAGAACGGAACATCATTCAATCAATCGGATGTTGTTTTCAAACTTCGCAGATTGTCAACCACCAAGCGTAACGAAATGAAGCTTCTTGCTCAAGGTCGTTGCTATTGCATCGTTAAGAACAACAACGATGAGTATTGGTTGGTCGGCAAGGAGTACGGATGTGATGTGACTGCAATGGTTGCAAACACCGGTACTGCTATGGGCGATAGTAACGGTTATGAAGTTACTCTTTCCGCTATCGAAGCGGAAGCACCTTACAAATTGCAAAGTTCAGTTGTTACCGCTTTGGGTATCTAATTGATTCTTGTTTCATAGGTCGAAGAGGGAGGGCAATATGCTCTCCCTTTTTTTGTTACATATTTTTACTCTCGCTATTTTCAATAGATGTTGGTTATTTCTTTGGGTGAATCAAAAAATTGGTATGTAACGCTGACCGAAAAAGTCACGATTGCAAACCCTTATTTCTTGTTTGCGTTCACTCATCGTTTGAGTAATCAATTGACAAGCGTTATATTGTCGGACATTTCAACTCACCCTGAACGATACAATCAATTTGCAGTTGTTGAAGGTTCAACAATCAATTTGGATGCTGGTGAATATGAATATGTCATCTACGCACAAACATCATCTACCAATTTATTACCCGAATTGGCAAATGAAGAAGTTGAAAGTGGAATCTTAAAAGTTGAATTTGATGTTACACGGACTCAATACGAGGTCACTCTCAATGAGAAAATTTACGAGATTGAAACACCCACACTTATTCAATTAATGTTGCTTGAAAATGGATCATTCCTACTTTTAGAAAACGGCGGCAAAATCATACTATAATGGCAGACAAAAGAATATCACAACTCGTCACAATTTCAACGGTTGACAATGCAATGGATTTATTCCCGATTGTTGATACATCAGCAGCGGAGACCAAAAAAATCACACCAACTGCGTTGAAATCGGCATTGGCGTTGAACAATGTTGACAACACAACGGATTTAACAAAGCCAATTTCAACTGCAACTCAAAGTGCATTAGATGGAAAACAAACAAGTTTAATATCAGGCACAAATATCAAGACGATTAATTCAGTGACAATTCTTGGTGGTGGGAATTTAGAAGTAGCACCAGCAACGGCAATTAATGCAACGGCAATTGCAACTGGAATTGTTGATAATACTGAATTTGAATATCTAAACGGAGTTACATCATCAATTCAAACGCAGATTGATGCAAAACAACCAACAATTACTGGAGGAGCAACAACAATTGCTTCAGCCGATTTGGGTGCATCAAGAGCATTGGTATCAAATGCCAGTGGAAAGGTGGCAGTTGCTACAACTACATCGACTGAAATTGGGTATCTCAATGGGGTGATTTCGGCAATACAACCGCAGATTGATACCAAGACAAACAAACTGATTGTCACAAACCGACAAACGGCATCGTATACCTTAGTACTGAGTGATGCTGATAAATTGGTCGAGATAAACAATGCAAGTGCCAATAACTTGACAATTCCTTTATTTAGTTCGGTAGCATTTGCCACAGGTACACAGATACTTTTGGCACAATACGGGGCGGGTCAAACCACCATCGTTGCAACAAGTGGCGTAACCATCCGAAGCAACGGCGGGAAGTTAAAATTGAACGCTCAGTATAGTGGTGCAACTTTGATTAAGATTGACACCAACGAGTGGTATTTATTTGGAGATATAGCGTCATAATATGATACTTTCAACACACGGAGTTATTGCAAGTTCTGGAGGGCGTGTTCCAATTAGCGCAACGGGTGGAACTATTACCTATTCGGGTGGTATGACTATTCACACCTTTACAAGTTCAGGAACATTCACCGTAATATCAGCCCCCGTGGGCGCAACTGTTGAAGCATTGGTTGTTGCAGGTGGTGGTGGCGGTGGTTCGTTTGCTGGTGGTGGTGGTGGTGCTGGGGGGTTGTTGTATACAGCAGCAAAATCTATATCAGTAACTGCATATTCAATCACCGTTGGAAGCGGTGGTGCTGGGACTGTTGGATTTAGTACGGCAGGGACAAATGGGAATAATTCTGTTTTTGATACTTTGACGGCAATCGGTGGAGGTTATAGCAATACACAATTAGGACCAAATAGTGGTGGTAGCGGCGGCGGTGGTGGTGGCTTTTTTTATGATGGTGGTGCTGGAACTGTTGGTCAAGGTTTCGCTGGTGGAAATGCAACAAGCGGACAAGGCGGTGCTGGAGGAGGTGGTGCAAGTGAAATCGGTTCAAATGGTGGCTCATCGGAAAGTGGTGGAAATGGGGGTGATGGCTTGGCTTATTCTATAAGCGGAACTTCTGTTTTTTATGCGGGTGGAGGTGGTGGTTCTGCTTCTGGGTCTGGTACTATTGGAACTGGCGGATTGGGTGGTGGTGCAAATGGTGCAAAAAATCCAGACAATGGAATTTCTGGAACTGCAAACACTGGCGGCGGTGGTGGAGGGAGTTGGGTTGGGAATAGCGGACAAGGTGGTTCGGGTATAGTTATAATTTCTTATCCTACATAATATGCAAGTTGCTAAAATTGAAAATAACATAGTTTTAGAGGTAATCGTTGCCGATTCTGTTGAATGGTGTATAGATACTTTTGGTGGGCAATGGGTGCGAACTTACTACAATACAATAGGCAAAAACTTTGCTGGAGTTGGCTTTATTTATTATCCTGAAAAAGATAATTTTTCAGCCCCACAGCCCTATCCAAGTTGGACATTGGATGCGGACTGCCATTGGCAACCACCCGTTCCATACCCGAATGACGGATGTCTTTGGACTTGGGATGAAGAAACTTTAACTTGGATTAATCCTATATGCAATTAAAATGACAACACCGAAAGTAAAACCCAATGCGCTACCTGTTAGCTTTGATCAATTCCGTAAAAACCCTGTTGCTGCCGTGGCTTTTTGTATGCTGTTGGCTGTTAGTTATTTGTATATGGACTTGCGTTCGGGCAATCAACAGCAGATTGACGAATGTCGCAAAGAGATGGCAGTACTACGAGCAGAGCAGAAACAAGCGTATAAGGCATTGAAGACGGCAGATTCTGCATTGTCCGCAGCCATTACTGAACTACGCATCATTAACTCAATGAAGAAACTATGAGATTGTTGATCATTTTTGCATTCGCTTTCATCGGTGGGTATTTGTTCACCGAATCTTGGGCAACTGAACCCAAGCCAGTTAGTGACATTGATGCGTTGTTGAAGAAGATTCAACAGAACACACAAGCGGTTGGTCAAGCCACTAAACAAGCACACGAGGTGAGTGAGAAATTGGTTGAAGCAAAAGTGGTTGAGAAAGAGCAATTGAAAGAAGCGGTGGTGAATGCTGAAAAGAAAGCCGAATCCGTGGTTCAACAGATGCAAGTTGTTCAAGACCAAATGGAGGTGTATGCCGTCAAGATGGTAGGTGCTGGATTAGATACCACAACCACACCAATTGAGTTCAAAGGGAAGATTTATGATGCGTATTTGAACTATCTTTCCGAAGGTGGAAAGGAAGAGTTTGACTATTTTAGAATGTACCTATGGGAGCAAAAGTAAACATCACATCATTTCGTTCTAAACCCAAAAACAAACTTGGCAGACATACCAAGCACAAGAACAAGCATAAGAGTTCCAAACCATATAAAGGACAAGGCAAATGATAGACAAAATCAAAGCAGCAATGAAGGTCAAGAACTACAAGTTCTTTGAATCAGGTGATTACAACTTGAACATCATTGGGATTCGCAATTCGGATACTGGAAGCAAAGTGACAAATGTCTTTGATGACTTGTTAACCGTCAGTTACAAAATCGGAGATGTGTGGCATTTTAAGAAATGGGCTGCGACAACTGATCCAGGTACAAAGGGAGTAAAAGAATTTCACAATGCTCAAGGCGTTGCTCGTCTTGTTCCCGGACAATATCGTGGAAGTCACGCAATCGGATTGCATCAAGGCAAGTACGAAGCCTTAAAACAAGCCAAACCCGTGAAGGTTTATCGTGATGCTAACAAGGATATGACCTACGACACCAAGTTAATCACAGAAGGTATCTACGGAATCAACATCCACAAGGCTGGTGCAGATTCAACCTATGTTGAGAATTGGAGTGAGGGTTGTCAGGTGTTCAAAAAGTCAGCAGATTTTGACGAGTTTATGGCTTTAGTCAAGAAGGCTGCCACCTTGCACGGAAATTCATTCACATATACACTATTAGAAAGCAAAGATTTATGAAAAAATTAATGGAAATTTTCACGGGTGACAAAGGAGAGATGTCATCAAAACGATTCGTGGGCATTATCGGTGCTTTTGTTTTGTTTGCTACAATGGCTCATAATTCTCTTAGCCCTGCTGATATCGTACCTTCTCCAGAGTTGGTGACTGCGGTGGAATTCATCGTGATTGCTTGTCTTGGGTTCACATCTATTGACAAGTTCTCAAACAAAAAAGATTGATTGCTATTTGATAGAGATGATATTCCAAAGATTAAACTTTCACGATAACAAACTGCCTGTTTTCAAAGAGAACAAGGCAAAGGGATTCGTGACTTTTGGTGCTGACAATCTCTATCCTGATTTTCTAATTGAACTATTCAATAAATCACCCAAACACAATGCCATCGTTTCTGCAAAAGCATCTTATGTTGCTGGAATCGGCACGGAGGTATTTGGTTCAAGCACGGAGGAGATTGCAAAAGTCCAAGCCAAACTCAAAAATATAAACGCCTACGAGACCTACGAAGAACTCAAAGCAAAAGTTGCATACGATGCCGAGTTGTTCAACGGGTTTGCAGTTGAGGTGATTTGGAACAAGGCAAAGACCGCACCTTCGGAATTCTATCACATCCCTTTCAAAGACATCCGCAAAGGTCTTGAAGGTGATTATGTGTATTGTGCTGACTGGACAGATAGCAAAGCGGAGAAAATCCACTATCAACCATACAACCCAATCACAAGGGAATCCAAGCAAATATATTATTGCCAATTTTACCGTCCCGGACAAGGCGAATATCCTTTGCCTGATTATGTTGGTGCGTTGAAATACATTGAAGTTGACACCGAGATTTCCAACTACTATTTGAATAGCATCAAGAACGGATTCACGGCACAAACTCACATCCAGTTATTCAAAGGAATACCCACACCTGAAGAAGCTCGTGCAACTGCAAGGAGATTCAAAGAAAATTATCAAGGCACGGACAATGCCGGTGGGTTAATTATCCAATACAACGATCCGACAGAGAAGGAATCGGTCATCAACAACCTTCAACCTTCGGATTTTGACAAGCAATTTGACTTGTTGAATAAGACCGTACAACAAGAGATATTTGTTGCACACAAGGTCAACTCTCCAATGTTGTTTGGAGTGCGTGTAGAGGGACAATTGGGTGGTCGTAGTGAGTTGATTGAAGCCTATGAGATGTTTCATCACGCATACATTGAACCCCGTCAACAAAAGATTGATGATACCTTCGCTTACTTGCTTGAGCCTATCGCATCAGTTCGCTTGGAAACCATCAACAAACCACCAATCGGTCTTGACTATCAAGCGTTGTTTACTGCTGGAATCATTGACAGAAACGAAGCAAGAAAAGAGTTGGGATTTGATGAGATTGAAGAACCTTTGAATGTTGCCCTATCAAAACAAAATCCTTTTGGATGGGATGATGAAAGAGACATCAAGGTGTTTCAACAATATGGAGAGAGTGCAGACAACTTTGAAGCCTACAAGTTTGAGTTCGTGGATGCCGTTGAAACTGCCATCTTGAATGTGTTGAAAGAGAATAAAGGTCTTCAGGTTGGGGACATTGTTAACATCACCAAACTTGATGCGAAGGTTGTCGCTGATGCCATTGCTAAACTTGCCAAAGCAGAGTTGATCAAATCATACGAGGACGGATTGGAAACAACCCCGAAAGGAGTTGAAGAAGTCAAGAGATTGCAAACCGAAATTGTGGTTCGTTATGGGTACGCTTTAGCCGCTGGAATCAAAGGTACTTTGGTTATCCCAACCACTCGTGATTTCTGCAGACAAATCGTGGAAAGTAATCGTGTGTATTCAAGGGAGGACATTAACGCAATGTCAACTCAATTGGGATACGATGTATGGAAGAGAAGAGGTGGTTGGTATCACAACCCCACATTGGATGTGAACACACCACAATGCCGACATATTTGGCAACAACAACTTTTAAGGAGGATCAAACGATGACCAATTTTGTATATTTCATTTCAACCACTTATCTCAAGGACAACACACCTTTGAATGAAAATGTGGATGATAAATTGCTGAAATCAGCAATCAAAGAAGCTCAAGAAATCTACATCCGTGATGTGATTGGTTCAGGCATTTATAATGAGTTGCAAGTACAGGCATTCGCTGGGACATTAACCCAGTTGAATACTACCCTTTTGGATTCTTACATCGCACCTTGTTTGAAGTATTATACATTGACTGAAGCAATGCTTCCAATGACCTTCAAATTGATGAACAAATCGGTTGCATCTCGTGAGAGTGACAATGCAAGGGCGGTATCGGTTGAGGAAATGACAATGATTGAAGGTCGTTATCGTGACAAAGCGGAATACTATGCCAACAGATTGAGGGATTATCTCCGCACATACACCAATGATTATCCTTTGTTCTTAAATCCCGGCAGTACATTTGATACAATTCGTCCAAAGAACACCGCTTTTGTCGGTGGTATTTATCTTCCAACATCTCAAGATTGCTTTTGGAACTATGACTTCCCCAACGAGGACAAATAAGTGGCAAAAAAACAACGAAGCCAAACTTCTCAAATTTCTCAAGAATGACACTAAACCAAATAATAGCAAAGATTCAAACGGCAGCCGAAAGCCATAAGATGGTTCACAAGTTTGGCGTTGGTCAGCAGTCAAATATGACGGTTGAGAATGTTGAGTATTATCCGTTGGTTTGGTTGTATCCAGATGGCTTCAATTTGCAGTCAACTGGAAACTTGATGACATACAACTTTGCATTGCTCGTGATGGATCGTGTATTTGAAAGCGAATCAAACACCATTGAAGTTCTTTCGGATACCGCACAGATTATGACTGACATCTTTGCGTTGATTGAAGACAACACCCAAAACGATGAGGATTTTGAGATTGTGATCAACGGCAACGCATCTCCTTTCTACGATTCAAAAACTGATATTCTCGCTGGTTATGCAATCAACTTCCAAGTCCTCACTCCTTATCTACACAATACTTGCGTTGTTCCTGTTTAGTTGGTTGTGGGCGTTCTTCAATTATGATGAACCAGTCCGCTATATCAAACCA